TTTTGTTGAATGAATTTCAAAAAATAGGCGGTAGTGGTGCTGGTCGTGGCATTATGCCTGCATCTGCTTACAAGAGGTAAATCATGGATGAAAAAGTCACCCACGAACAAATCTACGACAGACTGCTTGCAGTTGAAACTAAGGTAGACGCTATAGACAAGAACACAAAAGGTCTTGTAGAGGCTATAAATGCCCTTGATGGGGCTTTTAAAGTACTTGGGTGGATTGCCTCTATTGCCAAACCTATTCTTTGGGTTGGTGGACTCATCATGGCAGCTGGCGCAGTCTGGCAAACTTTCATCAAGAAATAAAAAATGAAAGATTGGGCTGTTGCATTTGTTGCCGCAGCCCTTCTTGTTTGCACTATTGTTTGGTGCTTTTACATAATTATTTGGGCTATGTTGTGAGATGGCTATTACTAATTCCTTTTGTCCTAATAGTAAATGCAAAGTCTCCATGCACCATTACAGACTTCTATGCGATTAGCTGGATAAATGATCCAACTCTTAGGCATATGGAATTATCTAGATGGCTAACAACAAATGGTGATAATTGTTCATCTGAACAATTGGTGTTAATTTGGAATAGATTGGCAGAGTGGGCGGGTGCTTCTGATTCTGCTGAACTTAGAGCAAAGATTCTTTACTTTTACGCCAGAGCAAGAGAAAGGGAGGATAAAAAGTGATTGATAAAATCCGTTTGTTTCCCATAGTTGATGCTTCTGGTTATCCACAAAAAGTAGATGCCGAACAAAGACGTATTGAAAAACATCAAGAAGAATATAAAGCAGTTGTTAAGGCCGCAAAAGCAGAACGAAAAATAGAAGATTTATTGCTTGAGCTGTACAACAAGAAGGCTGAACAACAAAAACTCAGGATTGAAATATTCAACAATCGTAAGTTAGATATTTATGTGTAGGAGGTTCTATGGAAGACATTAAAAGCAGATTGACTTATTCAGTTACTTTGATGGTTAGTGCCACATTGTGTATTTCTATTCTTGCTATGGTCACTGCATTCATGCTTGGCCTTTGGGCAAAACAGGTTGATAACCACGAGATATTCAAACTGATTAGCCCTGCTTTTCAGACTATTGTTGGTGGATTTATTGGTTTATTGGCGGGTGTAAAGCTCTCGCATGATGAACATAAATGTAAACATTGCGGAGATTAATTATGTTTGAAATGCTATCTGGCGGTTTATTAGGTTCTATCTTTGGTGGGGTATTTCGTTTAGCCCCTGAAGTATTGAAATGGCTTGATAAAAAGAATGAGCGTGAGCATGAGCTTGCCATGTTCAAAAATCAATGTGAGTTAGAAGCACAGCGTGGTCAGCAGAAGTTGGCTGAGATTGGCGCACAGCGTGAAGCCGCAGTAGATGTGGGCGTGATGGATGCATTTAACAGTGCTATCCAACAGCAAGCTGAGATGGTTAAAGCCGCAGGTGGATGGTTTGCTAGTCTGTCTGCTTCTGTGCGCCCTGTAGTGACTTATTGGGTGCTGTTTGTGTGGTCATTCATTCATGTTTGGTTTGCATGGAACGCATGGTTAGCAGGTGCGCCAGCTACTGAAGTTTTTAAGACAATGATGACACCAGACTTTTCTGCTCTGTTATCAGGAACAATCAATTACTGGTTCCTTGATCGCACTTTGTCTAAGCGTGGGTTATGAACTTAGAGATTGCTGCGAAACTATGTAAACAGTTTGAAGGGTTTAGAAGTAAACCCTATCTCTGTCCTGCTGGTATTCCCACGATTGGTTATGGGTCTACTTACTATGCCAATGGCAACAAAGTAACGCTACAAGACTGCCCTATTGATGAGCCCACTGCAAATGATTTACTGATGCATGAGCTTAACCATACTTATGCGCCAGGCGTTCTGAGAAACTGTCCGATTCTTGCAACAGACGAAAGAAGACTTAATGCAGTAGTAGATTTCTGCTATAACCTCGGCACTGGAAGACTGCAGACAAGCACTTTAAAAAGAAAGATCAATGCCCAAGATTGGGAAGGTGCTAAAGAAGAGTTAATGAAGTGGTCAAAAGCTGGTGGTAAGGTTTTGCCTGGTTTGCTCAAAAGAAGACAAGCCGAATGTAACTTTATGTAAGAAATATGCCCAATATTCCAAGCCCTGATGACGCAAAGTTGTTTGCACAGAGTGTCAAAAAGTGGCAACAGATGTTAAGCCTTGGTGATTGGCGTATTGAAAAGGGCATGAAACCTGCAAAACAAGCCATGGCTTCTGTCGAGTTCAATGATTCTGCGAGACTTGCAACTTACAGGTTGGGGGACTTTGGTGCTGAAAAGATAACGCCAGAGTCCCTTGATAAAACTGCTTTACATGAGCTACTCCATGTATTTCTGCATGATTTGATGATGGTAGCAACAGACCCAAAATCCTCTGATGAGGATATTGAAATGCAAGAGCATAGGGTTATCAATCTGCTAGAAAACTTATTGTATAAGGATTGCAATGGGATCGAGTAATCACAATGAAAAATGCTCAGATGAGGAATTTATTGCCCTATGGCAAAAACACCAATCTGTTACAAAAGTAGCAAAGATTCTCCAAGTTTCAGAAAGGTCTGTTAATTACCGCAGACGCAATATGGAAAAGTTCCATGAGACTAAGTTGCCAGCAGCAGATTTCAGAGGTGGTATTTATGATGCCAAACAGAAATCCCATTCTCCTTTAAAGCAGATTAATCTTGGCATAGAAGACGGATCAATCTTAGTCTTCTCTGATGCCCACTTTATTCCTGGTCAACGCTCTACGGCCTTTAAAGGGCTTTTATGGGCTATCCAAGAGTTCAAGCCTAAAGCCATTATCTGTAATGGTGACGCATTTGATGGTGCATCCATCTCTCGCCATGATGTTACCGATATGCCTCAGACTTCTGTTATCCAAGAGTTAAAGGCTTGTCAGGGTGCGCTTGACGAAATTGAGGAACTTGCAAAGAGTGTCAGACACAATGTAAAGCTAGTGTTTACATGGGGTAACCATGACATTCGTTTTGGCAATCGTTTGGCACAACACGCACCACAATTTAAAGAAGTTCAAGGCTTTAAGTTGACGGACCACATTACTAATTGGGATTTCTGTTGGGCAGTATGGCCTACTGATAAGGTCATTATTAAGCACCGATACAAGGGCGGTATTCATGCAGCACACAACAACACTGTTAACGCTGGAGTTTCTATTGTTACTGGGCATCTTCATTCTTTAAAAGTCACGCCATTTAGTGACTACAACGGAAACAGGTTTGGTGTTGATACAGGAACACTGGCAGAACCAGATGGTCCACAGTTCACTTATTCTGAACTTAATCCCTCAAATCACAGGTCAGGCTTTGCAGTTCTGACCTTTTTTAATGGTCGATTGCTTTGGCCTGAGTTGGTCCATAAATTTGGCGAGGGGCTTGTCGAATTTAGGGGGGAAGTGATTGATGTGAGTGAGCTATGAGTGCTTGGCTAATCATTCTCACAGGCGCAATCTACGCCTATATCGCTGGTGAACAGCTATTAAAAGAAAACCCGCATATGGCTATTGTCTATGCGGGTTATGCGTTTAGCAATGTAGGGCTTTACCTACTGGCAAAGTAATTAAGCGTTATCGTCAAGACCAGCCAAGACTACTTCTTCATCCTCTGTATCTTCTTCTTCAGAAATCTCAGAGTCGTAATCATCTTCAGAGTCATCGACCCAGCCGTTTTCTTCTTGGTATTCAATAAATGCCTGAATGATTTTGATTTTATTAAAGTCATCGGTTTCAACTGTAATTTTCTCATCACAAATCCAACCAAATTCCATTTCAAATTTCATGATTTCTCCTTTAGCAACGGATTGTTGCAATGAAATCCTAAAGTACGAATGTGTCTGTAAAAAGACTTAAGTACAGTCTTTTTGGAAGACCCCGTTGGGCAAAAGAGTACCCCTACGATTCTTGATCTGATCGTATGCAACTTCCATACAGTCTACCAAATTTAGGTCTTGCAAAGCGCAGTAATTAATAAGGCACACCATGACATCACCAACAGCGTCCACAATAGCTTCCTGGTCGTTTTTAATGGTCGCATCGGCTAGTTCTCCCATCTCTGATATGGCTTTGAGCAGCTGAACTTCTGCTGTGCTGTTAGGGATAATCTTGCGAGCTTCGGCCCACTGGATTATTTTCATTTCTACTTGTGCGTAAGACATTATTCTTCCTCCAAGAATGGGTCACCAAAGTTGGACATTATTCCAGTTTTGGTATTAAGTAAGTGGT